ATCACGTATCGCCGGAAGACTGGACTCGCAAGGTCCGGTATTTTCAGCAACAGATTGGAGGTGAGTAGAAATGGCAGATGAAATTAAAAAGAAAGAGTATTCATTCACTAAAGAGGAAATGAGTAAGATCCAGAATATTCAATCAGTGATTGGTATTGTGGCTCTACAGCGCGAAGGATTGAACAACAGTCTCTCGTTAGAGCTTATGCGCGCACGACAGCGTCTTGGTATCCACGACTCAGACGCTCCCAAAGGATATCGTCGCGAAGTCGAGTTTGACTATGAGAGATTTAAGCTAATAGTAACAGACGTTCCGGTCAAAGAAAAGACCGAAGAAGTCAAAAAATGATCTTGTAGAATCGATTCTACGGCTCGTTTAAGATGTGGGATGAGGGGTACATCCTCTTATTTTACCCGGCGTACCCGTTCCCTACTCAAGAAGCGCCGGGTAGCGTAATATAGGTATAAGTATGGAAAAAACAAAGTACGACGTTTTCGATGAGATCAATGAGTTGCAAACTAATATCATGACCTTTGTTGATCATTGGGTGAGAGAGAAGAAGACCCCGGTTCCGCACAGGGAAATCCTAATTGCCATGAAGTCTCAGGGGATCGGTGAGCCGACTACCTGGAATGCTATTCGGACCCTTTTAATGAAGGGTTACTTGCGTCGGGGAGTAGTGGGGACCGGACCCATGAATCAAACTTGCTACGTACTCTTGAGAACGGTGAGAGTCAATAGAGTATGATATAGTTGATATAGCCAAACCCTTTTACAAGGACGGTAAAATATGCAGAAGAAAATTGTTAAAACCCCAAAGATTGTAAAACCAAAGAAGAAGAGCAAGAAGAGAAGTGGTAGACCAACCAAGTATCGACGTAAGTATTGTGAAGCAATAGTGAAGTTTTTTTCGGGTGATAAGTTTGAGCAGTTTATTAAGAGTGAGAAGGTTACGACTAAGAAAAATGGAACTACTGAGACTTTGACTAATTATGGGTACCGGTGTAATGATCTCCCTACCTTTGCTAAGTTTGCACGTAGTATCGGGGTTGATAAGGATACGATTGTTGAGTGGGCTAAGAGTGAGAATAAGAAAAAGTACAAAGGATTTTCCGTCGCATATAACAGTGCCAAGGAGTTACAAAAGGAGTTTCTCTCCGATAATGCTCTCAGGGGATTCTCTCCCCCGGCTAGCTTTATTTTCGTAGCGAAAAACATAACCGATTGGAAGGATAAACAGGAGGTAGATACTAAGCACTCAGGGGAGCTTGTAGTGAGACGTGCAAGCTACAAGGACCTGGACAAGGACATAGGTAATGTCGCGGTTTCTTGATATTCCTTACCATTTCACTCCTCGACCTTATCAGGTACCATTTCTCCGGGTGGTACAGGCGAGCGTTGATGGGGAGTCGAAGATCCGCAACTTCATGCAGATATGGCATAGGCGTGCTGGAAAAGATAAGACCAATATTGCTGATACGATTCCCGGTAGATTGATAAAAGACCCATGTCTTGTAAAGTTTGTATATCCGACGCTCGTCATGGGACGCGAGAACTTGTGGGATGGTATGGGGAGTGATGGTTTTCGTTACATTGAACACTTACCAGAGGAGATTAGAGCAGGCAAACCTAATGAGACGGTGATGAAGATTCCTATTAGTAATGAGTTATACAGTCCCGATCTTAACAATGCTTCACTTTTTCAGGTCGCTGGAGCAAACAAACCAGATTCACTTCGTGGAGGCAATCCTAAACTAGTAGTATTCTCTGAGTGGAGTGAGACCGATCCCTACGCATGGGATGTGGTAGAGCCGATCCTACGGGAGAATGATGGTATCGCAATCTTTAACATGACTCCTAAGGGCGACAATCATGCTAGGGCTCTCATGGATTACGCAGTCGCTAATATGCACTCAGATAACCCCACGTGGCACGTAGAGATCCTAACTGCCGAAGATACTGGGATATGGACTCTCAAGCAGTTGGATGAGATTAGAGAGGACATCATCAAGCGCTTCAGTGCCAATGGACGGAGCGAGGGAGAGGCAAACGCCTACTTCGAACAAGAGTACATGTGCTCATTTAATTCTCCAGTGATCGGGTCATACTACGGTGACGGTATCCGTCGGGCAGAGCGAGAGGGCAGGATAACCAAGGTTCCCTATATGGAGGGGATACCGGTAGATACCTTTTGGGATCTTGGTATGGATGATTCGATGACTATCTGGTTTATGCAGAGGGTGGGGATGGAGTATCATTTCATCAACTACTACGAGAACTCAGGGGAGGGGTTCGTCCACTACGCCAGGGTCCTACAGCAGAAGGGGTATCTCTACGGTAGACATTTTGCTCCTCATGATATAGCGGTGCGCGAGCTTGGGACCGGTAAGAGCCGGATGGAAGTGGCAAGATCACTAGGCATTAAGTTTGAGGTAGGACCAAACTTGTCATTGGATGATGGGATCAACTCAGTGCGCCAGATCCTTCGCCAGTGCTACTTCGATCAAGAGAAGTGCCACCGGGGGATTAACTGCCTCAAGAACTACAAGAAGGACTGGGATGAGAAGAATAAAGTATTCAAGACTCAGCCTAAGCATGACTGGGCTTCACACGGATCAGACGCTCTTCGCGTGTTTGCGGTAGGGTTCAAGCAATATAGCGCTCCTCAAAGACAAACTAATTACGGTGGCGTGGCTCCCTATTTCCCCGGGATTGGTTGATATTTGCCTTCGCATAGTTTCTTTCTCTATCATTGAGATAATATGGCAGAAGAAGGCGTTATCTTAATTGATCCAGAATTGCAAATGCTCAAGAATAATCGCGAGTCTGGGTATAACTATCGATACCGTCGCGTACCTGATTGGGATGAAAATTACTCACTGTACCGGGATAAAGTCATAGTCAATCGTCTTACTCAGCGTCAGAGCGTCAATCTCCCCATTATGAAGGGTCAGATCAAGACGCTACTCAAGGACGTCGACGACATGCCGGTCATCTACTTCGAGAATCTCGACAATGATAAACAGGCAGAACTATTCAAGAATGAGTACTGGAAGTGGACCGTCGACATCAATCGCATGGAGCTACAGGACATTGTAGACAAGCGCCAGGTCATGTTATTTGGGCGTTCCTTCGATCAGTGGCAGATAGTCAATGGTAGGGTCAAAATGACCGTACAAGACCCCATGGACATCCTCGTATCGCGCTATTGTGATCCATTTGACCTTAATACTTCGCGTTTTTTGATCCACATGCACAACTTCGTCCCTCTAAGTCAGCTAGAGCAGAATAAAGATTATGATCAGACGGCGGTAGCTCAGATGAAGGAGTGGTACGCAAGTAAGATGGGTATCATCAAGGCGGGCGAGAATCAGCGCATGCTTGTTGAGAAGAATAATAAGATGAGGGATATGGGTGTACCAGATGTTGAAGATCCGGTCCTTGGCGAGACCTACGTTGAACTAACCATGCACTTCGTCTTCCGCGACGGAGAGTCTGGGACCCGCAAGAACAAAGATGGTAAAGATGAGAAATACGCATTAGATACTCAGATATTCCTATACGTCGAGTGTGACAGTATGAAGATCCTCATGAAGAAGCCACTTGAAGAAGTAATTGGAGTTACCAAGGATCATTTCTGGAAAGATCACTATCCTTACTGCTCATGGGCGGATGATCTTGAGCGTCAGGACTTTTGGTCAGACTCAGTGGGTGATGTTATCCGGACACCAAATAAGATTCTTAACTCTTGGTTTAGTCAGTTAGTAGAGAATCGGACCCTTCGTAACTATGGTATGCACTTCTATAATTCGAATATGGAGGGCTTCATACCTCCCACAATCCAACCACTCCCCGGCGCTTGGATCGGCATGAACATCCCACCCAATGGCAACATGGACTCAGTAATTAAGAAGGTGGATATTCCCGACCTCTCAGAGTCACTTGATGAAATTAACTTCCTAATCGGAGTTATTGAGAAGGCAACCGGTGCTTCTGCTGGTCAGCAAGGAGCAGTTAGTGATCGCCAAATCACGCTAGGCGAGTTTAAAGCTACCCTAACGGAAGCCAAGGACCGGGTGAAGGGGATGAGTAAATTCTACACACCGGTTTGGAAACAGCGCGGAGAGATCTTCGAGAAGCTCTTGGAAGCATGCCCGGAGAAGCTAGATATTGTGTCAATCACCAAGAAGGGACGAAATACCAATAATCTCTACACTCGGGATATAGCCCCCAAGGACTGGCAATCAATCAAGGGATACCGCACGAAGGTATGGTCTCAGGATGAGAAGGATAATAACGACGTCAACACCCTACAGAAGCAGAATGCCGTCAAGACCGCTATGCCAAGTAATCCCAAGGTGACAGAGATATACCAGAGGAAATTACTAGAATGG